ACCAAGTTCTCTACCTTGTTCTTCATCTCCTTCTACATTAGAACCAGAAGCATCTACGTTTACAACTATATTTGTTGATCCACCGAGAGCATGGTTTGGTGTAATCATTCCAGAAACTCTAGGTGTAAACATTTCTGGTCCACGTTCTCCAACCAAGTAACTACTTCCTCCTTTTACTGACCCTCCTGCTGCCATAGCTCCTCTAAAATCAGGCATAGAAGGCATAAAACCTGCTTTTCCTATGTTTGTTCCCGAAGCAGTTGTTAATGATGCTCCTCCAGTAATACTGAAACCACCAAATAAATTACTAAATAAACCAAAAATACCTGATCTTATCTGTGCTGCTAACATTTGTGCAGCCATATCAAGAAAATGATCTGCTGTTCTACTAAATAAATTTCTTAAAGCATCTTGAGCAGACATAGAACCTTTGACAATACCTTTAAATGATTCAGAAAAACTTGAACCAATACTTTTACCTAAAGCATCAATTTGAAATAAAGGATCTAAAAGTTTTTTAAGTTCATCATCAGGAGCACTAATGATTGATTGTCTTCTTAATTCTTCAGTACGTTCTTTTGTTAAATCTAAAATTAATTGACCTTGTAACTTTGCTTTTTCAAAATCAGCATCTCTTTCTGCTTGTTGTTCTTTTCTAATTTTTCTCAATCTACCAACCGCACCAACTTGTTCTTTGACCTCAGTTGTTAATTTTCTTTGTTTTTCAAAAACTAAATCTATAATTTTCTCTTCTGCTGCTCTAGCTCCTTGTGTTTTAAGTACTTCTAAAACGACTTTTGTTTGTGCAAAACTTAATTTTTTAGACAATTCTTCCATATTTTGAAGGATTGAAGCATTGTCTTTTAAACTTGCAAGCATATTAAATGTGCCTTCATCTCCAAATGCTTTTGTTAATGCAATACGAGTAGAAGCTCCAAATTGTTCAAAAGATTTTACAGCGTCTAATGCTTCTTCTTTTGTCATATTCAATGATTTTGCAAACTCTCTTATTTGTGAAGAAGTAAATGTTGAACTGCCACCAGTAGCAATTATAGCTTTGTTAAGTTTTTGAACTGCTTTTTCAAAATCTAAAGATTCTTGTACTCTTGTTGCAATAGCAGTACCTGCAATTGACAAGCCAAAACCAAATGGACCTCCTAAAGCACCACCAACAGCACCACCGATACCACCACCAGCAGCACCTAAAGCACCTTGTCCAAATAACAAAGGAAAACCTCCACCAATAAGAGCATTACTTACAGCACCTCTAGCTCTTTGTGCTCTAGTAGCAGCAAACATACCGCCTTGTTGAAATTGTCCTTGAATACCACCAGCTACACCACCTAAAGTCATTAAATTAGGAGCAATTCTTCCTCTAAGTGCCAATCGTTCTTTTTCTATTCTTGCTAATCTTCTTTGTTCTCTTAATTCTCTCGCTCTTTCATTTCTTTGTTCTTTATTTAATTTTTTTCTTGCTCTATTTAAATCAACAACAGATTTAAATTGTTCTTTTTTTAAAATTTCTTCTACTTTTACAAGATCAAATAATGCTCTTCCATAACTTATTGTTCCTCTTGTAGCTTGTTGAAAATTACTTGTGGCTTTATTAAGTACTGCATTTAAATTATTTAAACTCGGAGGTAATCTCAATCCAATAATATCTGCTGCATTTCTTAGTTTTGTATTAGCTAACTCAACTCTTTTAGTCGTTTGATCTAATTTTTTATTAAATGCATCAAGTTGTCCTGCTCTTACTTTTACACTTAAATTGACATCATAATTTGCCACTTTTTATAAAAACAAAACATTTATCTAATTGTACCTCTTTTACCTCTTAAAGCACTATTTGTTTGTGCTTGTTTTTTTTGCCTTTCATATTCTTCATTTTCTATCTCAAAAAAAGCAGCCCAACCTATCATTTCTTCATGCGTCAAACTATTACATAACTCATTTACTGTTTTATGAAGTAATTTAGCTAATGAAAAAATAAATTTCCAATCATTATTCGCTTTTTAAATCGGCTTTAGCCTCATCTACCCCCCTTTCTACACCCATATTTATCATTGCAGCTTGTATTTCATCTAATATAGAAGATTCAATTTCTCTTTTTAAAGAGGCTTTATCACCATCTTGAAATAATCTATTTCCATCTTTATCCAATGCTTTTAAAATCATCATTTGCAAAGAATAGTCTGTAAAATTATCTACTAAATTACCTGATTGTTTTACAATAGCCTCTTTTTCTGAAATCGTTAATGGATGCCAATAAACAGAGAGAATAATTTTACCATTTTTAATTACATCATGTTTATAAAGTTGAGAAACACCGAAGTTATTTTTCAACAAATCAACTGCTCTAGTCATAAAATTAGTATACCTACTTTAGTATACTAAGCATTAGCAGAAAATTGACAAGATATTAAACCTAAAAAATGTGATGAATCATCAATATTAATGGGTGCAGGGCCAGAAACATCCGCAACTCTAGGAGAACAATTAAAAGTATCTGTATAATTAGAGGCATTAACAGAAGTTAATCCATCAATAACAGCTTCTCCTATCGCAGATAAAACTGAACTACCTTTACCTTTTGGAACATAAACATTGCATTGAATAACACCAGAGTAATAATCTTGAGATGCACCTTGTGTCTGATTTGTTGCTTGTGCAAAATCTACTGACATAACAATATATTTTTTAGTCTTTCCAGGTGTTTTATAAACCATATTGTCATAAACCATTTCAACAGTAGCATCTACTGCTGCTACCGCATCTGTTACTGCCTTCTCAAAAGCTGCTCTTGTATTAACTAAAGTCATAAATCTGTGTATTCAACAAATGTCTTAGTAGGATCTGCAAATTGTCCAATACCACCTTGACCACCTTTGAATGGTTGTGTAGCAAGACCAATTTTAGGTTTCTTCTCTTTAAATATACTATCGATATCTTGTTTTATATCTGCTTTAAAATATCTAACTAATCTACTTCGATCAGAAGCTAATGCAAATGCAGCATATTTACTTGTATTTCCAATAAATACTTTTTCATAAATATTAAAATTATAATTAATTTTATCTATAAATCTGGGTTCGATTCTCGCTTCAGAAGATTTCTGTCCTTTTCTTGTGGGTTTAATATTACTCCAAGGAGCAAAACTTTCTCTTGCATCTTGTGGTCTTGGTCTTGTTCTACCAGCTTTCCAACTTGAAGCAAAAAATCCCGTATCAATAGGACTATAAGGATCTTGTTCTCGTGACAATTTAACTAATGCTTGTCTTACAAAAATATTTAAATCTCTATTAAGTTGATCTTTTAATTCACCTTTAACATTACTTTTAGAAAAATCTTTAGCCATCAGAACCTCACTAATAAAGTAAACAGATAAGTCTGTCCACCTTGTCTTGTATCTATATTAACTATCTGTC